CGGCAGAAATTGGGGTCACCAGCACGTCGAGAGGGCTGCTGACGGATATGCAGCACCTCCTGGCGTCGCTTGGCATCAACGCTTCCGTTTCGCTGTCGATGCCGGCAGGGCGTGAGGGCGGCGCCATGCGAGGCGCAGGGCCACGACGCCATGACGCTTGGCGTCTCGTCGCGCTCGGCAACGATCAGGCCCGGCGCCTCGCCACAGTGCTTGATCTCGCCAACAGCGAGAAGGCGCGCCGCTTGGCTGCTTACGCACTGATGCCGAGCCGGCAGGACCGCTCTCGCTATGACCGGGTCGTCTCCGTCGAGGTGGGGCCACCGGAACCGACCATCGGCATTGAGGTTGCTGGCCATCACACCCATGTGACTGGTGGGGTGGTGACGCACAACACCCTGTACCTGTCCGCTGGCGCCGACGCCGCCGTGGTCGGCAGCAACCTGGCCGAGCTCGACCTGAAGAACGTGCAGGGCGCCTCAGAGACGCGGCTGTCGGTGCTGAGCCGGGTGCCCGCCGCGATCCTCGGGATCTCCGAAGGGCTGGCCGGGTCGACGCTCAACGCCGGCAACTTCGGCATGGCCCGACGGATCTTCGCCGACACCTGGGTCTACCCGACCTTGCAGGACATCGCTGCGGCATTGGCGCCGCTGCTGAAGGTGCCGCCGGACGCCGAGCTGTGGTTCGACGTCGGTGATGTGCCGCTGCTGCGGGAGGACGCCAAGGACGCCGCCGAGATCATGCAGATCCAGGCGACCACCATCGGCGGGCTGGTCAAGGAAGGGTTCACTCCGGAGTCGTCGGTCGCGGCGACCAAGGGGCAGGACGTGACCCTGCTGAAGCACACCGGACTCGTCAGCGTCCAGCTCCAGCCGCCCGGCCAGGCCGCCCAGCCGGCCCCCAACGGTAAGGCGCCGGCCCTGCCCGCCCCCAAGGGGTCCTGATGCCCTGGAAGGCGGAGAAGGGCCATGGCTGCTCGGGCTCCACGCCATGGGCCGTCATCTAGACCACGATCGGCGAGAAGGTCTCCTGCCACGCCACCAAGGCCAAGGCTGAGGCGCAGGTCAAGCTGCTGTACGCCAAGGAGGGACAGATGGGCCAGGCCAACGGCGAGGCCAAGCACCTGGCGCCCCAGGTCGACGTCGTCCGCGCGCTCGGCGCCGGCCTGGAGCTGCGCCACGACAACGACCAGGGCCTCGGCACGCTGGTGCTGCGGTTCTCCCGCTTCAACGTCTGGTACGAGGTCGACAGCTTCTGGGAGGGCCTGTTCCTGGAGCGCACCAAGCCTGGGTCGTTCAAGCAGACCATCCGCGAGGACCGCGACCAGATGCGGGTCCTGTTTGACCACGGCTTCGACATGACCACCGGCAACAAGGTCCTCGGCCCGATCGATGACCTCCGCGAGGATCCTGACAGTCCGGTCGGCGAGGTGCCGCTGTTCGACACCAGCTACAACCGCGACCTGCTCCCCGGCCTCAAGGCCAGTGTGTACGGCTCGTCGATGCGGATGCGGGTGCTCGGTGAGTCCTGGGACGACGAGCCCGGCGAGTCCGACCACAACCCCAAGGGCATCCCCGAGCGGACCATCAGCCGCGTGCGGGTGCTGGAGTTCGGGCCGGTGACGTTCCCAGCCAACCCCGACGCGACCGCCGAGATGGCGTCGGCTAAGGTCCGGTCGTTGACTGACCAGTTCTACGAGCGGCTCCGCCAGCGTGACGAGCCCGCCTTCGCGGCGGCCGTCCGCGCGGCAGGCCGGCAAGGCTTCACCGGGCGACCCGACGGGTGGACCGCGGGTGGCGGTGACCGCGACGCGAAGCCGGGAAACGGCGAGGCGTCGACCACCCAGCAAGCCCTTCTCCTCGCCCGCGACCGGGCGTGGCAACTCAGGAGACGCCTCCATGTCCCATAGCTATAAGGCCGCCATCGCCCTAGCGCTGGCCCACAAGACCGGTGTGCCCGTCGCCGGCTACGACCGCTACGGCCGCCCTGTCCACCTGATCGCCGGCGGCTCCACGACCGCCACCGAGAACGACACGCTGCTGCCGCAGACCCTGGAGGACCTCAAGGGCAAGACCCCCGAGGAGCTCCGCCAGATCGTCGAGGTCTTGGACGCGCACCTCAAGGACATGCACCAGACCGACACCGGCGAGCTGCGCACCATGGACGACGCCGAGCGCAAGGCGTTCGACCTCGGCGTGGAGATCCGCGACCGCGCCATCGACATGGTGGAGGAGCACGAGAAGATCGTCGCGATCTTCCGCCGCCGACCCAAGGCCGTGGAGCGGGTCTACGCCAACATCCGCCACGGCCTGGACGACACCGCCTCCGACGTGCGCCGGCTCACCAACCGGGAGGCCCGCGAGCGCGCCCTGCGGGTGTTCGACGGCGACCGGGACGCCTCCGCGCGGCTCACCGACCCGCAGAAGGCCCAGGTGGAGCGGTACATCCGCCGCGACCCCGACATCGCCCGGCGGATCATCGTCACCGAGCACGAGGACTACCGCGAGGCGTTCCTGAAGCTGGTCACCAACCCGCAGGCGACCGCGTTTCTCACCGACGACGAGCGCCGCGCCGTCCAGGCGTGGGAGGAGTACCGCGCGATGTCGGAGAACACCACTACCGCCGGCGGGTTCGGCGTCCCGGTGTTCATCGACCCCAGCATCATCCTCACCGCCCAGGAGTCCGACAACCCGTTCCTGATGCTGGCGGCGCAGCAGACCGTCACCACCAACGTCTGGAAAGGCGTCTCCTCGGCCGGCGTGTCGTGGTCGTTCGACACCGAGGCCGCCGAGGTCTCCGACGACTCGCCCACCCTGGCGCAGCCGTCGGTGACGGTGCACATGGCCCGCGGGTTCATCCCCTACTCGATCGAGGTCGGGCAGGACTACCCCGGCTTCGCCGAGGAGATGGGCACGCTGCTCGGCGAGGGCTACGACGAGCTGCTGGTCGACAAGTTCACCCGCGGCTCCGGGTCCGGCGAGCCCAACGGCATCCTCACCGCGCTGTCGGCCAACACCAACGTGCGGGTGCGGATCACCACCGCCGGCGCGCTCGGCGCCCCCGACCCCTACAAGGTGTGGAACGCGCTGCCGCAGAAGTACCGCCGGCGCGCGGCGTGGCTGATGAGCGTCGACGTGAACTCCGCGGTCCGCCAGCTCGGCACCGCCAACGTCTTCCACGCCTTCACCGAGAACCTCGAGGCCGAGTGGCTGGCGATCCTGTTCAACAAGGGTGTCTACGAGTCGCCCTACATGCCCAACACCACCACCTCGACCTCGCTGCCGGAGGGCTACGCCGTCGTCGGCGACTTCCGCAACTACCTGATCGCCCGCCGCGGCGGCATGGCGATCGAGCTGATCCCCAACCTGGTCGGGGCGACGCACAAGCCGACCGGACAAAGGGGCTGGTTTGCCTACGCGAGGATCGGCGGAGGCTCGCGCAACGACCTGGGGTTCCGTCTCCTTGTTAATACGTAACGTTTGTTACGTATGTCCGACTCGGAGGTGATAGACTAGCAGGTAAGAAGCGGTGCCGGGGAGTTTAGGCCCTCCCCGGCACCAGCCGGAACACCTAGTAGAGAGGTGTCCGACATGGCCGAGTGTACGGCGTGCGGCGCGGCATTCAAGCCGCGATCCAACGGTGGCAAGCCACAGAAGTTCTGTAGTGCGAAGTGCCGGAAGCGGACGGCGCAGCATGCGTGGATGGATCGCAACCGGCCAATGCGGGCGACGACCTGTGTTGAGTGCAGTGGCCCCGTAGTCCAGTCAATGGCGACGGGCCGTCCTCGGCGGTTCTGCTCGGACAAGTGCAAGGCCAGGGCCAGCAACCGACGCCAGAATCGCCGACGCCAAGCTGTCGCCAAGCCGGATGAGCGGCTCTGCCTGCATTGTGGCAAGCCGTTCGTCCCCAAGCGGCGCGACAGCCACTACTGCTACGAGGGCTATTGCGCACAAGCTGCATACCACTTACGCAAGGCGAGCGGCGAACCGCGTCGGATGGCTGAGCGGCCCGTCCGTTGTGGCGAGTGCGGCAAGGAGTTCACCGCCAAGCATCCCTCGGCCCGCTGGTGCTCTCGGCTCTGCGCTAGCCGTCACCACCATCGGGATGCGAGCCGGCGCAGAACAGCCACGCTATCCCTGGCCACGCCCTACACCGACCGGGAGATCTTCGAGCGGGACGGCTGGCGGTGCCAGCTTGCGACATGCCTAGCACCATCTCGCCGCATTGACCCGGCGCTGTCACGGCGGCACCAGTGGGGCGCCACCATCGACCACATCGTTCCGCTGTCGGCTGGCGGCGCCGATGTGCCAGCGAACGTGGTCACGGCCCACAACCGCTGCAACCGCAGCAAGGGCGCGCGGGCGGCGAACGCCCAGCTCAGACTTATCTAGGAGGCAACGATGCCGCAGAGCACCTACGAACTCGTCACGCAGCAAGTGACCGTCCCGGCCGACACCAACGGCCAGCCGAACACCTACACGCTCGCCGCGCCCACCGGCAAGAAGCCGCTGGCAGGCGGCTACCAGGACAGCGTGACCGGCGGCAACGGCGAGGTTCGGCTTACCGGTTCTTACCCGAGCGGCTCGACCTGGGTGTTCAAGATCGTCGGCGCCTCGTCGCAGCACACCGTTGACCTCTACCTCGTCACGGCAGAGGTCTGAGAGAGGGAGGCCGCATGGCCGACAAGAAGGCCGACACCAGCGCGAGCGCGTCCGCCAGCGCCGCCGCCAAGGCGCCCGCC